AATCATATATTGGAGGTAAAATGAGTACTTGGTTTAACAGAAAAATAAGTAAGTTCAAATACTTTCCTTCCTTTTCGGCAGGTGAGTTTGGACATGGTCTATATAAAAATCACAAATTTAGAGATGAATTAACGTGTAGATTTTATACAGAAGAATTTCCTGAAGAATTTAGATATACAGAATTTTTAATAACGGCAGGAGCTCACTATAGAAATATGAATTTTTATAATGAGATGGGTTTTAAAAAAGATGTTAATTTAGTAATGGGTGATTCGGGTGGTTATCAGTTGGCAACAGGAGCTAATAAATGGAAAGATGGTATGAAAGAACAAACTTTCGAATGGTTAGAAAATAATTCTGATATTGCTATGAATCTTGATATTCCTCCAAGAAGAACATTTGAAGGTAAATTTAAAGAATGTTTTGATTTCTCAATGGAAAACTTTAAATACTTTAATGAAAAACAATCAGGTCAAACTGCATTTTTAAATGTATTACAGGGTGAAGATGATGCTACGTATAAACAATGGTATGATGCTTGTAGTGGTTTTGACTTTCAAGGTTGGTCTGTAGGTGGTACTGCAGGTGATATCTATCGTTTTATGGCAAGTATATGTACTTTGTTAGAAGGTAGAGAACACGAGAAGAAAGCTAATAAGTATCTTCACATACTTGGTACAACACGTATTCACGATATGTTTATGTTATTACAATTACAGAAGTCACTTGAAGAAGTTGGTTCAGATATTTGTGTAACAACAGATTCGTCTACTCCTGATAGAGCAACCGTATTTGGTTTATATTACATTGGTTTTGCATTTAAGAATCTTGGCTTTGAAGCTATCAATATGCCAAGAGAAAAACATCTTGAAGGTATGAGTGATATGGTTCAAGAGTTAAAAACAAAAAACTTAATTGGTGTAAATAACTTTGATAGATTCATAATGAAATATGCTAATATGGATGATATTGCTGAATGGAATTGGGACGGACAATTTAGAATGAGATTACATAATTTCTATTTGTTTCTTGATGCTATTGAAATGATTGAACAAAGTGTATTTTCGTTAGAACATAGTTTAGAACAATTACTTAAAAAAGACTTATATCAAGTTGTTAGGTCTATCGATGAAATGGTTAAATCTGATGACCCTCGTAGAGTCTTTGAAAAATATAAAGCACTATACAATAGAGTTTCAAGTGTTAAGAAAAGTATAGTAGTAAAAGAAAATAATTTTATTCAATAGGAGAACAAATGAAATTAACGGTAGAACAACTACAAGAACGTATGCAGTACATTCGTGACCACATTGAATCTTTCAATACGGAAGAACGTGCTGCTAAGTTAAATAAAATGTATGACCACTTTGAAGAACGTATGATGTTAGCTCCGGCTTCATCTACTGACCATTTTCACAACTCGTGGCCCGGTGGTTACATTGACCACGTTATGAATATAACTGAAGCAGGTAAAAAACTATTTGAACTTTATAATGACTTTGGTTTCAATCTATCTTATGAATTAGATTCTGTTGTATTTTGTACAATGCATCACGATTTAGGAAAACTTGGTAGTCTTGATGAAGATTATTACAGACCTAATCCTTC